TGACATAGAATAATTTTTTTGTTATAATAATAATGACCTGAAATACTTGTTAGCCATTTATATTAGGTCATTACTCCTTTAAGGGCAGGTGCCTTCTACCATATTTCAGCACCTGCCCCTTCTCTTTAAGGAGTAGAGATGGCTAAATGAGATAAGGAGTGTTTATAAATATGGCTATAATTAAGAAAGAAATCCAGCACCCTCGTCGTATGCCTACCGAAGGTGCTTTTATGTCGTTTAAAATTGATGACATTGTATACGGTTATTTACAAGGAATTGCTACTTATGATAATGTAAAAAAGCGAGTATACTTAACAGAAAAGGCATTACAAGATGCGAAAGTTGTATTAGCGGATTTACTTGGTAAGAAAAGCTCTCGCACCATTTCCAGAAAAATTGAAGTGTTAATGAGCGAAGAAAATGAATTGATGGCTTTTGATGAGGAAACAAAGCAATATTATTTTCCATACGATAAAATAAGCAAATATTGCGTCGTCTCTGCTGGAATATTACAAGAACTCACTTCTGTTTATAATAAAATGGCTGTCCGAGTGTATGTTTATTTATTGGATAAATATTTGTGGAAAGAAAAAGAGGGTAGCACATATGACTTTACAATACACGAATTAAAAGTTGCTTTTGGTTATAGTGCTTCTACTCGTGGTAGTGCTAATTCTCAAATTGAAATGGTTTTAAAAAATATCTTAAAAAACCTTAAAGCCAATCATTTTATTGATTATGAAGATTATTATGATACAGAGCATTCGGTTCACCCAGTTCCAAGAAAGTTATTAACTTTTGTCGCACAAACTACGGAAGAAAAAGGAAGATTTTTTGAAGAAGAAACAATTATTCCAAAAGAAGAACATTTCGTCTTTTAGACCGGTTTAGCGGACAAAACTAATTCATACAAATTGACATTTTTAATTCATACAAACATAAGATAGTTGACATTTTTAATTCATACAAATTGACATTTTTAATTCAAATCCCTAATAGGGACCTTATTTGGGGCTTCGCCCACTTACCCCTAATTAGTGGCCCTATACGAAGATGTTCCCGACTTCGTCGGCAAATCTTCTACGGCCCCCGCCAAGGCGGGTTCCGTCAACCAAAAGGCTTGATTATAGAAGAATTATTGAAAATTAAAAAAATAAATGTTATAATATATATGTAAGGTAAGGAAAAAGAATAAGGAGTATGAAAAATATGACACTATTAAATCAGATTATGTCAGGCAATATGCCAGAACCGCAAATTGATGAATTGCTTCTTAACTACTGGGATGATATTGGAGATGAGAGTTTAGAATATAAAACAGCAAGTTTAATCTTCAATATTAAGCAAGAATTAGACGAATGGCTTGAAGAACATAAGTGGTAAGGAATAGTTATGATTAAAATTATGGTAATTGGGGACGATGGAGAAGTCCAAGAAAGAGACGTTGTTCCCCTTTGGCAAGATATAGAAACAGGGGAAGTTTATACCCCAGAGATGATAGATTGGGACGCTATGGATATGGATAGACCGTCTTGGGTCTGGGGTTCATTTTAAACCGCTAAAAGCGGTTTTTTTATAGGAGGGGAATTATGGCAATGACGCAAAAACAGAAACTCTTTGCGGAAAAATATATTTCAAATGGATTTAACGCCCGCAAGGCGTATTATGAGGCTTTTGGAGCAGATAGTAGAAATAAACAACCATCTTATCCATATACCCTCTTAAAGAAACCCGAAATCGCAGAATATATCGCACAGCGAAGAGACGAAATATATGAAAGTATAAATATAGATAGTAAGCGTATTACGCAAGAATTAAGCGAGATTGCTTTTGCGGAAAAGGGAGATCCTATTTATAATACTTCCGCAAAGTTAAAAGCATTAGAATTATTGGCGAAGTCTATTGGACTTGAAGCAAATAAAATGAACTATACGATTGATATATCGTTTAATGATAATGAGGAGGACTTATAATGGCAGATACTGAAAAAAAGGGTGTCATTGATTTTGACGCAAAGATGAAAGAAGTAGAAGATGCTTACCAAGAGGCGGCGAATGCGGCAACAGCATTTAACCAAGCCTTAATTAAGATGCGTTCTATCAAGATGCCGACAACTAACGATCAAGAAGAATTAACGAAGTTAATTGAGGTTATGAAAGATCTTGATTTAAGAACATCGTATTTATTAAGAATGCTCTTGGTTCAGCACGGAAACGTTTTATTTTTATAATGGAAATCCGTTTTAATAAAAATGTCTTCAATCCAGTTTACTATCCGTTGCTAAAAGAAGAGTTGCCTCGTTATTTAGTGTTGTATGGAGGAGCAGGCTCAGGAAAGAGTTTTTTTGCCGCAGAATACTTAATTATTAAGGCGTTAAAAAGTAAGAGGAAGATTTTAGTATTACGAAAAGTAGGTAATACTATAAAGAGGTCGGTATTTCAATTGCTTTTGGATATATTATCTTCTTGAAAATTATTACCTTATTGTAAAATAAATAGAACTGACTTTACAATTGAATTGTATAATGGCAGTTCTTTTTTATTTGCTGGACTTGATGATCCTGAAAAAATAAAATCAATTACTGGTTTAACTGATGCGTGGCTTGAAGAAGCGACAGAGTTTTCTGTTGATGATTTTTCGCAGATTGACTTGCGTATTAGACACGAAACAGCGAAAGACCAGATGCTAATTCTTTCTTTCAACCCTGTGTCAAAAGCGAATTGATGTTTCAAAAACTTTTTTTCACCGGAAGCAGATAAAGAGTTTTTGAAAAAATGTAGAATAATTAAAACAAATTATTTAGATAACCCGCATTTGCCGCAAACTTATGTGGATACATTGCTTCTTTTGGAAAAAACAAACCCAGCATATTATAAGATTTATTGTCTTGGCGAGTTTGGTTCATTAGAAAAATTGATTTATAATAACTGGCAGATAGTGGATTTTGATGCTGATAAGATTAAAGGCCAGCTTATGTGCGGATTAGACTTTGGTTATACTAATGATCCTTCTGCTTTTGTCGCAGCCCTGTTGGTTCCAGAAGAACAGCGTATATATGTATTTAAAGAATGGGGCGGAACTGGTTATTTGAATGATGAGATTGCTAAAAATATAAAAGAGATGGGTTTTGCTAAAAGCCTTATTTGTGCTGATAGTGCGGAGAACAAGAGTATTGATGAAATAAAACGTGCTGGTATTCGTAGGATATTTCCGTGTGCGAAAGGAAAAGGTAGTATTTTACAAGGTATTCAAAAACTTCAACAGTATGAATTGATTATTCATCCGTCTTGTGAGGCTTTGATTGAAGAATTACAAAATTATTCGTGAAAAAGAGACCGACAAACTAATGAATATATCAACGAACCAGTTGATTTATGGAACCACTATTTGGATGCGTTGCGTTATTCTATTCAGTGCGTAGAGGCAAAACCGCAATTACAATCTATAAAGAAAGATTTGTTGTTATAGGAGGTATAGTGTGATTACATTAAATAATGTAGATGAATTAGATGAAAAAACGATATTGCGTATCGTTGAAAAGCATAAATCATCTGTGCTACCTCGTTTATTGAAGTTAGAACGTTATTATCATACTGATAATGATATAAATCGTAGACAAATGTCTGACCCAACAAAACCTAATAACAAAGTGGCAAATGCTTATGCCAGTTATATTACAGATACTTTGGTAGGTTATTTCGTTGGTGAACCGATTTCATATAGTTCTAATGATGAGGAAAAATTAAAAGAATTACAAATGATTTTGGAATATAACGATGAGGCTGATGAAAATACTGAATTGGCAAAGAATTGTAGTATTTTTGGTGTCGGTTTTGAGTTATTATATTTTGGTGAAGAAGATAAAATGATTAGATTTACTACTATTTCGCCAAAAGAAGGTATTCCAATTTTTGATAAGACAGTAGAACATTCGCTTTTGGCTTTTATTAGGTATTATGATGATTATGATATTACAACTGATAAGGTAGAAACTGTAATTGAAGTTATCACAGATACAAGTCATACTATCTATAAAACTAATACAACTGGTAATACTTCATTAAGATTTATTGAAAGTTATAATCATTACTTCGGTATGGTTCCAGTAGCCATTTATAAAAATAACAATGAAGAAATTGGTGATTTTGAGCCTGTTATTTCGCTTATTGATGCGTATGATAAGATGGAAAGCGATAGTTTAAATGATTTTGAATATGCCGCTGACGCCTATTTGTGCTTATATGGTTTCACTGCGGACGCAGAAGATATTAAACAAATGAAAGAAAATCGTGTCCTTCTTATGGATGAGGGGACGAATGCGGAATGGCTTATTAAAAATGCCAGTGATACAAATATAGAAAATCAGAAGATTAGATTAGACCAGGACATTCATAAGTTCGCAAAATGCCCGAACTTAACAGATGATAATTTTGCTGGGAATACTTCTGGTATTGCTATCGAGTATAAGACTTTGGGAACAGAGAACCTTGTATCTATTAAAGAGCGTAAGTTTAAGAGGGGATTACAACAGAGATTTGAGTTAATCGCTCAAATGAATGCTATTCTTGGAGATGGTTTCGATTGACGTTCAATTGATATTCACTTTAAGAGAAACTTGCCAGCTAATGAGGTTGATTTAGCAAATATGGTTGAAAAATTAGACGGTATTGTTAGTGCGGAGACATTACTATCACAACTTCCTTTCGTGGAAGACCCACAAGAAGAAATCCGCAGAGTAGAAGAAATGAAACAAAAGAGCCCTTTTTATAATGATACACTCTCTTTGTATCAAGAGAACTATCATTTAAATAAGGTAGAAGCAGATAATGAGTAGATTTGATAGATACTACTTCAAGCGTTTGCCGCATATACATAACGAGTATGAAGAATTGACTGTGGCGTTGGTTCTTGAACTCTTGGCTGATGCGTATAAAAATGATAATAAATTAGAAAGATATTTAAATGACATCAGCGAAGAAACTTTCAAAGAATGTATTAAAGAATTGAAAAAATTGGAAAAAGATGGGGTTCTGGTTCCGCAGGAAAAGATAAAATTATACAACCACCCAAAGACTTATATGGCATTAAAAGAAATTGAAGAAAAAGAGTGGAGACGTTTTACTGAATATTTCTGGATTGCTTGTAATGTCATAAAAGAGAATATGATTGATACATATCAAAAAACGTATCAGCAAATTGGCGAGATTTATCATTTTCCTGTGATAAATCCAGAGTTTCCACCAGTTCAAATTACAGATACATATATTACAGAACATTATATTGAAATACCTTGATGTTCTGATGGAAAGATTTATTCTGAAAGAATGTATGCGAATGTCGCTAATTTTAGAGATAAATTAAGTTATGTATTAGAGCAGGGCATTGAAAAGGGTAAGGGCTATGATTGAATGGTCCAGGCTTGGAGAAAGTTAACAGGCTCTACCGCTTATGCCGCAGCCAGACTTATAAAAACAGAAACAATGGCTATGTTTTCAGAAGCCGCAAAAGAACGAATGATTACAGAAGGTGTTGAGTTTGTTGAAATTGTTGGTGATGCGGAATGTGGCGGTATTTGTTTAGATTATGTAGATGGAGACCCGGTTCCAATTAAAGATGCCGCTATTGGAATTGATCTTCCTCCCTACCATCCAAATTGTGCTTGTTCTTTTGTGGCATATACAGAAGAAGTAGAAATTAGCGAAGTTGAAGACTTTGATGAATAAAATTGGGCGATTTTGTTCTATTAAAAAAAAAGAATTATTATATGTATAAGAGGGAGAAACCCTAAACTGAACTCTATTGAGGGCAGTTAGAAAGGATATTTTTATGATTGAAAATAAAGAAACGGAAAAGGGTTCTGTTGGAGCACCAACTGAAACAGGGGATGCCGCACCGAAAACTTATACCGAAGAAGAAGTCCAGGCTCTATTACAAGCCGAAGGCGACCGGAGAGTTTCAAGTGCGTTAAAAAAGCAACAGAAAGAGTTTGAAGCGAAGACCGCAGAGGCCGAAAAATTAAGAGCGATGGATGAAAATCAGCGTAAAGATTATGAATATGACAAGCGACTTCAAGAACTTGAAGCGAAAGAAAAAGAGTTCGCTATCGCTCAAAACAAGTTAGAAGCAACGAAAGTTATGTCTAATAGAGGTCTCCCGATAGAGTTTGTAGATTATATCGTAGCGGAAGACGCGGAAACAATGTTAAACAATATAAACACTTTTGAAAAAGCGTTTAAGGCAGCTGTCGCAGATGCGGTAGCACAGAAAGTTGCGTCTCCTACGCCAAAGAGCAGTTCGGTAAAACAGACTGGTTTAACAAAAGAAGAGTTTAACAAAATGACTATCGCCCAGCAGGCGGAGCTATACCGGACTAATCCAGAATTGTATAAATCGTTTATTCAATAAAAATTAGGAGGAATTATTTTATGGCAGTATCACCACATACAATTTATGAAAACTTTGTATTAGAAAATAAACTTGAAAGTCTTTTAAAGACAAAAATTGATATGAATAGTTTCATTACAGCAGATTACAGTCTTACTGAAAATCCTGGAATGAAGAAAATTATTAACACTTACACAGCCAGTGGCGAACTTGAAGAGTTAGCAATGGGTCAGGGCAACACAAAAGAGTTTGAAGTTAGTTTTACACCAAAAGAATACGATGTTGGCACAACCCAGGGTAAGTTTGCTTGGTTTGACGAGCAGGAAATGACAGATCCTATCGTAGTTGATAGAGGTATGATGGCTATTTCCGAAGCAATGGTTAATGACCTTACAGATAAGGTTATTGCTGAACTTGGTAAGGCTACTCTTACACTTTCAGTTTCAGATTGGAGTTATGACGCAGTAGTTGATGCTATCGCGAAGTATCCTTATGAAGAAGAAGAAGGCTTAACACTTCTTATTAACCCAGCAGAAAAGGCAGAGTTCAGAAAGGCTCTTAAAGATGACCTTTCTTATGTTGAAGCCAATGTCCGCACTGGCTATATTGGTTCTGTTTGCGGCGTTCCTGTTGTAGTTTCAAAGGCCGTTCCAGAAGACACCGCTTTCTTATTCACAAAGCAGGCTACTACTTGCTTTATTAAGAAGGGTGTTGAGGTTGAACCTGAAAGAGATGCTAACATTCGTAAGAATACTGTTTACACTCGTAAGGTTGCCCTTGTTGCTCTCACAGACGCAACTCGTGTTATTAAGATTACAAAAGAATAATTTTATAGGCTTGCTTGTCTAATGGCAGGCAAGCCTTATTTTTTTACAGTAAAGGAGCACAATAAATGTTAGAAAAAATTAAACTTTTATTAAACAAAATGGATGATCCTACTGTTGATAAAACATTAAACACTTTAATTAGTATTTGTAAGCAGCAAGCATATATTTATTGTAATCTTGAAGAATATGATAATAAACTTGATTTTATTGTTATTGAAATGGTTATTGAGCGTTTTAATCGTTTAGGTAGCGAAAACTTAACCAGCCAGAGAGGGTCTGGTGTAGGAGCTTCCTACGAAAGTTTTTATAGTGATAAAATTAGAAAGATGTTAAACAAGTTTAGAAAGGTTAAAACGGTGTAGTTATGGTAAAAAGAGATCAAATCCAACGCATTCTTTTAATCCTTGGCGAAGATGACGAAGGCGGAACACCAGTAGAGAAAGAGGCACTTGAAATTATTCCTGCGAATGTGTCAATTTCTGCGATTACTGGTATTGTCGACGGAGCTGGACTTGTTAGATATCAGCAGCTTACTACGACAACGGATTATAAATTAGATGAAAATTATTTAGCACGATATAAGTTTCAAGATAAATTATATCGTGTAGTTCAGCAAGTTAAAATGGGAAACGAATGGTTTTCTACTTTAATGGAAACTGCGGAATAGGAGGGCATATGTTAAAATACGAAGAAGATACACAAATGCTTTCTATGATAGCAAAAGATACAGGAGATCTTTTAGTTTCTTTGGAAAATTATGATATTACCGCAGAGACAGTTCTTTATTTTACTGTAAATAATGAATTAGAAAAAGAACGACCTTTAATTAGTAAAGCAATTACAGAGTTCGTAGAAAATAAAGCGTTAATACACTTATCCAAAGAAGATACTGATTTAGCTCCTGGAAATTATTTATATGATATTCAAGTTGATACCGGTGAAGACCGTGTGGATACTGTAATTGGTCCCGCAAGATTTAAGATTTTAGGAGGCGTTAAATACTAATGGAAACTCCTGAAATTAAAGTAAAAATGGAAACTCCTGAAATCACTGCGTCTTTAATGAATGTCTTAAAGGGACCAAAAGGCGATAAGGGAGACGCATTTACTTTTGAAGATTTCACAGAAGAACAATTAGACCAATTACAAGGACGGGATGGCGAACCTGGGGTATCTGGTGTGTATGTCGGAACAGAGGAGCCGTCAGATGAGAATGTTAATGTTTGGATTAACCCGCAAGGAACAGTTTCGCCTTCTGGGAATACATTAACCGCAGGAATAGGTATTGATATTACTAATGATGTTGTCAGTATTGATGATACAGTGGTTGCTACAAAGAGAGACATTCCTATCGTTCCGACCGTCCCTACAAATGTTTCGGCTTTTAATAACGATGCTGGCTATATTACAAGTAATGATTTACCAGAGATGCCGGAATTAGCAACTGTTGCTACTACTGGAAGTTATAATGATTTAGTTGATAAACCAGTTATCCCAGAAAGCAGTGGAGAAACTTATGAGGCTGGTGAAGGTATTAACATTACCGACAATATTGTATCTATCAAAAAACCTCGTTTAATTCAGGGGGCTACCAGTTTTTTTAGCATTCAAGATTTGGATGATGAAGATAAAGATTATTTATATAATGTTTTAATATATGGAGCAGAAAATTATCCTTGTATTTTATGATATAACACTGGGGCGACCGTCTACCATTATTCTTTAATTGAAAGTCATTATGATAGCTATAATCGTGTTTACCACGCATATTTTGACGGGACCGATAATCGGCGAGGAGTGTTATCAATGGGGGCCACACTTGTTAACGGTGAGTGGCAACCAGATGGTGTTATGAACTTTGTTTGGTATTCCCAAGCAACTTTATCAAATATTAAAGTTGGGAATAGTTGAAAATTAGCACCTGATGTTGTATATTTAGATGATAATTTTGAAGTTATTAAAACAGAATATGCTAAATTAACAGATATTCCCGAAGCAGAATTACCAGTTATTTCTTCTGGCGATGCGGGTAAAGTTCTTGGGGTAAAATCTGATGAAACAGGTGTTGAATGGACGACTGCCGCAGTTGGCGGAGGTAGCGGCAGTTATACATGGACTGATGAATTATATACAATTAGTTCGTTAGATGCTACTGGATTAGCTGATATGGGGACAGCTTTATCTAATGGATTTATTTATCCAGTAGTTAAGTATAATAATTATGGAAGTAAAATTAACTATTGACAACTAAAAATGCAGAGAACAACAAATGCTGCTCATCAATTAATATATGAGAGCGATAGTTTTGCAAATACGAGTGGTAAAAGCATACTTCCAAGATTAGTTATTTCATTTAATAAGGATGATTATACATTAAATAATGCATCAGTAAATACTGAACTAGGCGTTCCAATAAGTGCAGAAGGATTATCTGTTAAAACAAACCAAAGTGTTACAGGTGCAGCGTCTACCGTAGGTGCAGACTTGTTATACATTAGGAATAATTATGCACTTAAATCTGAAATTCCGACCACACAAGCCAATGCCGCAACTGCTTTATACTTAAAAGATGCGAATGGAAAAGTGTATGAAATCACAGTAGATACTTCTGGAAATCTTGTAGCTACGGCACAGGAGGAATAATTTATGGCAGTATTAAAAATTAAAAATGCTAATGGCGAATGGGTTGAAATAACTTCTATTCGCGGTCCTGCTGGCCCAAAAGGAGACCCCGGAGAAAATGGCGTTATTTCTTGAAATAATAGAGTTGGAGGGGTAATGCCAGCAGTGGGTGATTATAATTTGAATATGATTGGTAGAGAAATACTTACCAATTCTGATATTGATGATATATGAAATAATATGTAGGAGGAAACACATATATGGCAGCTTATGATAATAAATTATTAGATGGCGAACATCTTGGTTATTTTGCGGGAAAGGTTAAAGCGGCTTTAAACGGCAAGCAGGATGCGATTACATCAAGTAGCAAGTTAGATTATGCTTTACTTGATAACGTTCCTACTATTCCGACTGTTCCTTCAAATGTTTCTGCTTTCACGAATGACGTAGGTTTTATTACTGCTTCTGATATTCCAGCAGAAACTGAACCTGCTTTTAATGCCAGTGCGGCAAAAGATATTACAAGTGCCAAGATTTCTGCTTGGGATGGAAAGCAAGATGCTCTTGTTTTTAATACAGCATATAATGCGTCATCTAATAAAGTCGCAACAATGAGTGATATTGCTTCTGCTGTTGGAAGTATGACAGGCTTTCATTTTGAAGTCGTTCAGACACTACCAGCAACTGGCGAAGCAAATGTAATTTATTTAGTATTAAAGAGTTCTGGTATTTCTGGAAATGTTTATACTGAATATGCTTATATTAACAATGCTTGGGAACAATTAGGCGATACTAATGTTAATTTAAGTTATTTATCTAACTCTGAAATCGATAGTATTTGGTCTGCGGCATCAGCAGAATAAATACTAAATGTATAAAGCAACTCTTTGGAATGGAATGGGACGTGTAAATATTATAAAACAATTATTAGGTGCGGTTTTAGAGTTGCCCGCACCTCTTTTAAAAGGAGGCTTTTTATGGCAGATAATACAAATGAATATGGTAATAAAATGTTAAATGGAGATGGCTTACTTCATTTAGTAGGAACAATTAAAACAGAAATTGCGAATGCTGGTGGGACTGTTTATACTGCGGGCACAGGTATTTCAATTAGTGAAGATGGGGTTATTTCTCTTAACCTTCCGTCCGCAGAGGAGGCGACATTCTAATGGCATTATCAGAAAATTATATTATACAAAATAGCACATTAGTAGATATCGCCGACGCAATTAGAGAAAAAACAGGTAGTTCTGAAAAATTATCTCCTTCTGATATGGCAACTGAAATAGAAGCATTAGGGAGCGGGACAGCAACTATAAAAGTTGCTGTCCGTCCTATGTCTAGGTCCACAAGAAAGGTTAATGGTAAATGGCGAATTTACGCTAATCTTCCAAATGATTTTGATGATAATAGTCAAATTATAATGTTCTTTTTTCATCGAGCATCTTATTCTGGTGGGACACCGGCATATTACGTTTATGCCCCATTTTATGATAATAATATATATAAAATGAATACTTCTTCAAGCAACATCGGATATACCCTTTTTGCTGCTAATTCCAGCTCCGACACTACCGCAAAAGTTCCTGTTTTATTGGGCCCTCAATCTGGATTAAGCGGCAGTATTGATATAGACGAGGGATATATAAATATTTGAAGTTCGTCAACTGCTTCGACAAGCGATTTATACCCAAGTAATAATGGATATTGTATTTATTTAAAGAATGAATAGTAGAGTGGGTTTATGGGACTTTGAGTTGGTTTTGATGTAATTGAAGATTTGGGCTTTATGGACGCAACGCCTATCTATGGAATTGAACCAGATTATAGTGAGGGTTGTGCGGCATTCGCAGAGACCTTTTATGATATAGCAACAACATTAGTTCCAGTAGATACCGGTTTTTTACAAAGCACTATTGGAGCAGAAGGTTATGATACTTGATGTGAAGCTTACGCAGAAGCAGAATACGCACAGTATGTAGAATATGGAACTTGGAAAATGGCCGCCCAGCCTTATTTTGAACCAGCTTATAGAATGGCTCTTGGAGAAGCTATGCCGTTATGACAAATGGCTATGGAAGAAGCGATGGAAGAAGAACAAGAGCGATATGAAGAAGAGATGGAAGAAATGGAAGACGATGAAGAGGGCGGTATTGATTTCGGATTTTCGCTAATTGGATTGTTGGCTACAATGATTGTAAGTGCGGTTATAATTACCGCAAAAGTTATGTTAGGAGCAGATTATTCGTCTCGTGGTTCTGGTTCAGGCCCAGGAGGCTATGTTCCAGAAGTTGAAATAATTTAATGGAGGTTAATATGATAAATCATACAATTACTAAATATGAGGCCCCAGATGGCTTTGTTTATGATTGAGTAGAACCTCATTTTGATAATGACGGGAAAGAACAGCATTTATATGTTAAGTTTTTATTTTTAGGTAAGTTTGATACAATAGAGGCTTATCATTTAGTAGAAGACCCTCGAAAGGGGGCATAATTCTATGGTTAATGAATTAAAAAAGCAATTAGTTGCGTTATTAAAAAAATTGGGGTATAATATAAAAGATGGAGGACAATACGAAGAACAATTTCCTTGGTTAATTGTTAGAACATCAGGCCATAATAGAGTTGATGCTTATGATATTAGAATAGACCAAATATCTTTAACCATTGATATTTTCTCTAATTATCCTGGCGAAAAAGAGATTTTAGAGATTATTGAAAATATTGGTAACAATATTCAAGAAATAAAGATGAATAATGAAAAAGTTCTGAATATAGTTCAACATCAGTGCCGAATATTGGGTGATAAGGCGACCGGCCCCGTTCGCAAACACGGTGTTATAACGTATACATTTAATATTGTTATTGGAACGAAAGAGGGGGACTAATATGAGTAATATCCAAAAGGGCATAAATATACTTCTTTTATTAGACGATAGTCCAGTAGCAGGTCAATTAAATGTTAATCTTGATCGTTCTTTAATACCTATTGATATCACCAATAAAATTACTGGCGAATGGCAAACCTCTTTGGTTGGTATAAAGAGTTGAAAGATCATTTGTAATGGGGCCTATATTTTAAATGCTGAAAGTTATAAAAAAATAGAAGACGCGTTTATGAATAATAAGAGTATAAAAGTTAAACTACAAACATCTTCTGGATTTTATTCAGGAGAGGCTCTTATTGTTGATTTTCCTCTATCATCTACATATGATGATAGTTATAAATATAGAATAAGTTTGCTTGGAACAGGCAGCTTACGAGCAGAGATTGATGGTGTATTATATTAAAATAGATAAGAAATATGTCCCGCTCATTTTTGGACTGAAAAGTTTAATTCAACTTTCTTATCTTATAGATAATAATGAGGAAATCTCTGTCGAAGATGTTCTCAAATTAGGGACAAGAGTAGGGACGAATGAACTTCTTATATCTTCTATATTAAATAATTTTCAGCCATACGATTTAACAAAATCAGAACTTTCTACTTTATTGTCCCATTTGGATTTTCCTTCATCAGAAAGAATATCTGAATTATATAAGAAGTCAGTAGGTGAAATGGGTATTTCGCCTACTGATTTTTTTAATATGACAGAAGATGAAGTAGAAAATGCTTATATCGGTTATTTACGTCGTCAAGAATTAACCGCCAACTTAACCCTATTAGCATTAAAAAAAGTGGCTGCGAATGATGATGACCCAATTAAGATAACCGAAGAAAAAAATTATGAAATTGGCTCTGTTAAAGAGCACGATCAAACATTCCGCAATTTTAATGTTTAGGAGGAAAGTATATGGATTATAAAGATGTAATGAAACAAATTGAAATCCAGATGCCTCAAACAAGTTATCAAGATGTTCGTTCAGGTCTTGATGAAAAAGAACAAGAAATTAAAACTGACCTATTGAATGAAATAGGTTTGGAGTTAAAAAGAAAAGGAGGTATTTAATGCTAATAAATGGTATTGATTTAAGCAGTCTTGGTATCCAGTTGTATGATAGAGTGTTAAACAGCAATACAGTTGATACAAAACAAGACTGATTAGACGGCGATATTCAACCTACTTATATTCGCCAACAAGAGCGTTTTAGACCAGTTCAGTTGGCTTTTTTAGTTTTGGGTCAAAATGAAGAAGACGCTTTTATAAAAATTAGCAAATTAACACAATTACTAAAAACCTCTTGTGTAAGTTTTGATGATATCAATTTAACATTTAACTTAACAATGAAAGGGGAAGCCTCAACTGAACGATTAAAAAATGGTAATTTTATTGTTAGGTATAATTTTACCAGCGATTACGCAAAAGGTGAACGTGAAGTTTATACAACAAATCAGCGTTTAACTGACAGCACCAGATTAACTATTTTATATTATCGCGATAGCACAACTTTAATTGCGACCGATGTAATTACTCTTCGTAATGCGGCCTTTAAGGGCACAGGAGATACATTGGCCTCTATTGGAATTGATGTAAATAAATATAAAATGGATTATTATGAAGATGGTGTTGCTACTAATTTGCGAGGGGTTGATTTAACTTTTGAAAATCTCGCGAATATCAGAGCGGTAATTATTAACTATGAACCAACACGATATACTATCACACTTTCTTATTTAATGAATGATGGAGGCGGATATTATAACCAACTTTTGGAACAAGACTTTTCTTTTACCGCAAAACAGGTTCAAGATGCTCGCACTATCGGACAGTTAATAAATCTAAAAGAATATAAGCCAAATGGATATAAAGCATCTGTTATTTTTGAAGATGAATTAACAGTAGAAAATCTTTTATTGGCAAGCCCTATTCAGATTTATTATGATAAAATACAATCCGAGCAGCAAAAAACAGTCGTTGTTAATTATTCAGTAGAAAAAGACGATGGTAGTTTTGAGGTAGTAAATCATTCTGTCGTTGTTGTAAAACAAGGTGATATTGCTGACGGAATGACTTTACAAGATATTATCAATCCAAATCTATATATTCCTAATATAAGATATTTTAATACTGGATATATTGAAAATCATAATTTACAAGATTTAATTTCTTATGATACTATTGAATTAAATTATGACGTAAAATATAGCAAGAAACCCTTAAATATTTATATTGAATATTATAATGGTGAATATCCTAATTGGTTAAGAATTAACTCTGATGTTTTAACACTAACATATCAAGATAAGTATGAAGATAGTTTTAATTTAATTGAAGATTTAAATCTTAATCTTGATAAATATAAGTCAACTTTTTATGAAAATGGAGTTATGTTAAAAGCAGAGGAAATCCTCACTTTTGACGATTTGGTTAATAGAAGTGTTTTACAGGTTTATTATAAACCTATAAATTATCCTATTACCGTTCGTTATTACGAGCACGGAGAAACTGATACTCCAATTTCAGAAACGATAGAAATCAATGATTTAATGTTTGTGGGTGAACCTACATTAGGGGAAATCATTCCATTAAACAAACATAAAACAGATGGCTATCAAGTAGATTTATCATTACTTTATAATGGTGAAGTGAGTTTATCTGCGTTATTGAACGCATCTCCTTTTGAAGTAATCTACATTCCTGTTTCGCAAGATAGAAGCAAAAATATTATTGTTAGATATAAGCAAGAACTCGCTTCTGCTTATTCAACCATCAACACAAGTTTAATTACTATAAATGAAAGTGAAGCAATTGGCGGTGTTCGATTAAATCAGTTAATTGATCTTAATCGGTATAAGCCAGAATATTATGATGATGGTTTCATCGATGGCGGTATAGGTTCCACATTATTTACGTTTGAGGAGCTTGGGTCCAGCTATGATGTTATTTATTTAGCGAAAACTTATGAAACACCAGTCAGATATTATAATAATACAATCTCGGACGAAAATTGAGTTGGTAGTGATGTTATTTCTTATAGAGTTATTGATTTTACGGATGAAACAACTTTATTTGATTTAGGATTAAATCTTAATCGCTATAAAAATATTAACGCAGAGAATGGTGTTGTAGATTACCAAGGATTAGTATCATTTGGAGCGTTGGTAGTATTAGAAGCATTAAATGTTGTTTATACTTTAAATGAAGACGCTGGTGAACCACAAGATTATGAATATCCACATAGATTTTTATTTTTGGAACATAATGATATGGGTTCAGCAGATTTAAATGCTCTTCATCCAGAATGAACTTTAAATAATGCTGGTATCAATACAGGCGTATCTGTTGCGGACCCATCTAAACTATCTATCCAAATGGAAGTTGAATTAGTCCATCCAGATCAGCCAATGTCCGCAACCAATCCAAAATATGGTTATTTATTTGGAGCAGCGAGATATTCAGAAAACTTGGGAATAACTTCTGCTTTCTTTATGAGATATCATAATAGAAATCTTACTGCTACTGGCACAAGCACAAGAATATTAGACAATATGTATGAAGCGTGTGCCGGCGGTAGAATTGGTGAATTACCAGATTTTAGAGATGGTAATTATGAATTATCTGTTGTCAGACAAGAAAGTGGCGGTCCAGAACAAATTATAGCAGATTTTGCTAATCACAACGGTGTTGCTATTGTAGAAAGTGAAGCTCGTAGTTTTTCAGAAAATAGTGGTATTTACACAGTAGATATCCCAAATAAAGAAAGCAGAGCAGTATTTACCTATTCTTATCCAATGACAGCATCATCTTCCAATCTTGGCTGTCCGATTTATTTATTCTGTAATGCCACTAATGGGTCTCCTCAAAAACATACGGGTATTTCTAATGTTGGTATTTATAGTTGTAAGATTTATTATGACGGCCAGCTCGTAAGAGATTTTATTCCAGTTCAGTTTTATGATAAAATCGGAGATAAAGTTGCTCCAAGCAATTGTTTATATGATAAAATTACTGGTTTATTCTTTGAAGATTATACTGGAAAAAATAGTTTTAACATAAGAGATGATACTCGCTATGTTGATACTAATTTAGCACATAAAATAGGTTCTTATGTAGTTAATTACTACAAAGGTTCAGAGTTAATTAACTCAATTCAATACTGGATGCGTGGCGATGAGTTTAAGACAGTTTATGAATTAGATTTATATGAACGTTTCCAAGTCGATCGTTATCAACCCGCTTATTACCATAATGGAAAAGTAATGGTTGATGATGATTTTATTGTTAGTTTTGATAATTTAAATGGTAGAACATTTAATGTTATTTATGAAGAACGCCCGACCGCAATTTCAGTAAATTATTGAAAAGAAGACGAACCGGGTGTTAGAACTCTTCTAAAAGAAGAAACTATTACTTTACTTGAAAGAGATTTTTATCAAGTTCCTTCTTTTGGAGATATTGTTAGAATAAATAAATATAAGCCACCAGGATACGAAACAGATTTTGAGTATACTGGTAGAAGAGTTTCTTTACCGCGTGTAGTAGAGGGTTCTCCATATGATATCGTATATCATCCAATAGATGAAGAAATCAAGGTTTATACTACAACTATCAAGTTTAAGAAAAAAATTTATGGTATTAGAACATATGAACCTGTTGGAGAATATACTGTTTCATTAGATCAAAGTGATTTTAGAGATGGTGAATATATTGATTTTTATGTAGATAAAAATCGTTTTAAGCCAGAAAAATATTATTTAGACGGACAAACTTTTGAATGGTATGAGATGGATGAAAGACTTGATAAGCCAGAAGATTTAAAAGAAAGTTATGAAATTGTTTATCAAGTTGCTCCTATCTATGTCCCAGTTGAATATTTTAGAGATGAAATTGGAGAAGACCATTTAATCGCAAGTGATACTTTTACTTTCCGAATTGATGAGTTTGAAGATAAAGTCCAACTTGTTGATTATATGCCAAATGAATGGTTTAATAGATATAAGCCAGTTAGTTGTAGTGGCGGTCGTTTATACGAACCAGAAAGATGGTATTCTGTTGATGAATTAGCAGAATTAGACAGTATTAAGTTTATCTATGATAGTTTAGTAGAACCGCACGATCCAGAAAGCCAAGATTACGAGCAAAAAGTTCTTTATTTTGGAGATATTTGAAGCCACGAAGGTTTCGCAGGATACGGAATGTATTGAGGTGGTGTTCGAACAACAGAAAATCCAAATGCGGGTCAACGGCATTTATATAAAGATGAATATGGTGTAGAACATTATTTATATGAAGGCGAAACAATGCCTGATATTGAAAACTTTATGGCACGTATTCCTTTTATTAATCTTGGCTATACTCCAAAAGAATTAGGACGATTAAGAGTTGAAATTACTGGTATTGCGGAAAGCTATGGTTTGGCAAGTGGAGATATGGAACACGAACAATTGAATATAAT